TGACGGCATGCCTGCGCGGCGCCAACGACTTCCCAAAGCGCTTTTATCTGACCTGCAACCCCGGCGGCGTGGGGCACACTTGGGTGAAACGGCTGTTTATTGACAAGCAGTACAAAGCGTCGGAACGCCCGGAGGATTACTTGTTCATAGCCGCAAACGTATATGACAACCACGCGCTGATGGAACATGACCCGGACTATGTGCGGATGCTGGAAAATCTGCCGGAGGAACAGCGCAAGGCGTGGCTGCTGGGACAGTGGGACATCTTCGAGGGCCAGTATTTCGCGGAGTTTGACCGCGATATCCATGTGTGCAGGCCGCACGGCATACCGGCGCACTGGCGGCGTTATGTGACGCTGGATTACGGCATGGACATGCTGGCGGCGCTTTGGATGGCTGTGGACGAGCAGGGGCGCGCCGTGGTGTATAAGGAGCTATACGAGGGCCGGGACAATGGCAAGGGAGCCAATAAACAGGGCCATATCATCAGCGAGGCGGCGCGGCGGATGCTGGAGGTAAACGGTGATGACGATATATACACATGGCTGGCACCGCCGGACCTGTGGAACCGAAGGCAGGACACGGGGAAAAGCGCGGCGGAAATATTTTTTGAGAATGGCGTCGCACTGACAAAGACCGGGAACGACCGTGTGGCTGGATGGCTGGCGGTGCGGGAATTTCTGGCTTTGCGCCCGGACGAGCAGGGCGGAACGTCTCCGGGGCTGCGTATCTTCGACACCTGTATAAATCTCATTCGCACGCTTCCGGCTGTACAGCATGACGAGAAAAAGCCGGAGGATGTGGCAAATGAGCCGCATGAGCTGACGCATGCACCGGATGCGCTGCGTGGGTTCTGCACCTATTGGAGCACGGCGGCGCAGGCTCCCAAAAATCAGACGCACGATATCCTGCGGGATGATTTCAGCATAAAGAAGCCAACGGCGGGACCGCTGGGGCAAGGAGGGAAATATCATGTTATCTGACATTTTAACGTTTGTTCTGGCGCTGGCAGTATGCGGTATGGCGGCGCTGTGCGTATACTGCTACCGCCTCGGGCTGCGGGACGGTATGCATGTGCAGGAAGGAATAGCTCCGGAGCCTGCGAAGATGCCTGTTAAAGCTACGGTAAAGGGCACGGACAAATATGACACGATTCTGGCGAACATCGATGCATATGACGGGACCGGGAAAGGCCAGAGGGTGGTTAAATGATGCAGGAAAAAGAGTGTACGGACATCTGGCGCAAGTACCAGGCGGGCAAGGACCATCACAACAAAGCGAACATGTACACGCTGACGGAAAAATGCCACCGTTTTTACGAGGGCGACCAGTGGCACGGGCTGCAATCCGGAGATGAGGAATTACCGGTGCTGAACTTTATCAAGCCCATCTGTCGGTACAAAATTGCCATGGTAGCGATGAACGATACGGCGATCATATTTTCTCCAATGGATGACGACCCGCAGAAAGCCGAGATTTGCGACGCATTGACGGAGTTCGCGGCGGCGCAGTGGGAAAAGGGCAAACTGGACAGCAAGAAATGGGCCGTTGTGAAAAATGCTTGCATCACGGGAGATCATTATCTGTACTGCTTTGATGACCGAAAGCCGAGCAACAGCGTAGTAACA